GCATCGCCTTCGCCATCGGCTGATTGCGGCTGATCTTGCCCCATGACGGCGGCAGGAACAGCGGCAACCCTTGCTGGCGCCGCACGGCGTTCACCGCCTCGAGCGTGCTGGCAAAGGCTTCGTCATACAGCCGGTTCTGATAATCGCTGTTGTCGGCATCCTGCAGATCGCGCGCGGCGCGATAGGTTTGGCCGATCGTCGAGGGCGGCCCGCTGTCGGGCCGCTTATAGGTCGTCTCCTCATAGCCTTCATAACCGGCGAAGGGATTGGTCGCCATGGTTACAGCCCTTCATAGGCAGAGCGCGGGCCCTGCACATTCCGCGCCGGCGGCGCGACATAGACCGGGCGGCGCTGGCTGTCGGGCACCCGCTGCGGCCGCGCCGCGGCGCCAGTGGCTGGCGTCAGTTTCGACACATCGACCTCCAATGGTGTGCGACCATCCTCGATAACCGCCCATTCGCCGCGGTCGCTGCGGAACTGATATTTTCCGTTCGGCTGCAGCACGGGGGTAAACCGGTCGCGCAGCTCGGCACCGCCGATCCGGCTCTTGTCGCCGCGATAGGCGCGCGTTGGCTTGTAATTGCCCAGGCGCGCGTCGAACTGCTGCTGTGTCATCGTCGGCGGCAACATGATCGCCGCGCCATTCCAGCTACCGATACCGCCGGTTTTCGACGTCGGGTTGCCCCCCAGCGCCTCGCGCACCGCGCCGCGATAGAGCACCGGATCGAATTCATCGACACCCTTTGCCGACGCCCGCTGGCGATACAATTCCTTCGCCGCCAGATACGCCCCTTCGCGCGACGCGGCGGGCAATGCCGAAAGCGCTCCACCCGTCGTTTCGCGCCAGATTTCCTGCGCCTTGTCGTCGGGCACCGGATATTCCTTTCGCAGCCCAACACCGCGGAGTACACTCGCCTGAAGCTGCGGTGACAGCCCCATCGAATAGGCGAACAGATTATCGCCCGGCAGCACTTCGCCCGCCGCCCTGATCGCGCCTTTCGGCCCGAGCAGGCGCAACTCGCGAGCAACCGCCAGCTGCCCCGCTGGCGTTGTGGCATTCGCGGCATACTGCGCGCGTTCGTCAGCGGTGAGATATTGCGCCGGGACGCCGTTGGCCTCGGAGACGGCTTCGGCGGCGCGGCGGCGGCGTGCGAACGACGCCGGGTCGGCGGGATCGAGCGGCTCGATCGCCACACCCAGCGTAGCCGCAGCCGCGAGCGGATCACTCTTGACCTGCTCCCGCCGCGTCGTCCGCAGTTCGACCAGCGCCTTGCGTTCCGCGATCATCGCGGGCGTTGCCTTGTCGCCGGCCTTGGCGATCGCGGTATCCAGCGCCTTCACCCGCGCATCGATCTGCACAGGCGTGGCGTTCTGCCATTCCTTGTTGACCCGTTTCTTCGTGAAGCCTTCGCGCAGGTCGCGCGCCCGGCCTGGCTCATCATAGCGATCCGCATCGGCAACGGCGGCCGCATACTCTTCGTCGCTAACCGGATAGCCGTTTGTGATGCGGTCGCGCACATCGTCGATGCGTTTAAGCGCGTCGGCCTTCGCCACGCGCGCCGCCGCTTCGGCCTCGATCTGCTTGCGGCGAATATCGCTGTCGGCTTCCGACAACACCGCCTCGACCTGTTCGCTGGTCAGCAGCGTATCGAACTCATGGCCGTCGATCATCGCCTTGCGGGCTTCGGGCTCCTGACTGCGCAACCAGGCAAGGGTCGCCTTCTGCGCCGCCCCGCGACGCCATTCGAGAACGACGGCCTGCGGGATGCCCTGCGGCACCTCGACCGTTTCGATCTCGCGCATCGCCTCGACATAGTCGGCCAGCGGCTTGCCGCGCACCGAATTGGCGATCGCGTCGGCCGATGCCTCCATCTGGTCGGCCATCAGCTTCGCGGTCTGACCGCGCTCAAAGGCGTCGGCCTGCACCGCGCGCTCCGATTTCCATTCGCCGATCCGCGCCGCATAGGCCTGCCGCAACCCTTCGTGGCCGATCGTCGTCAGGAATTCATCGCCCAGGTTGGTTGCGAGCTCGGTCATCGCCTCGGTATAGCCAGCGGCGCCCGGGGGGGCGTTGATGCGCGCCTCGTTATCCGCGACGCCATAGGCTTCCTTCAGCTGCGACCAGCGCAGCATCGCGTCGGTCGCCTGCCGGTCATACTCTCTTTCGGCCTCCAGCTTGGCCTGACGGATCGCGATATCGCCCGCGACCTGCCCGGCGCCCGACAGCGCCTCCCCGATCCCGGCGCCATAGTCCTCAGGCGTCGCGGTCGGCAATGCCGTCGCCGTGCGCTGCGGCGAAACCTGTGAAGCATATCCGCCGAATAGGGGCTGCGATGCCATCAGATTTTACCTCCGGACTTTGCCGCAACCGGATAATTGTCGACACGCCCCGCTGCTGAATAGTCGGATTTATACCCGGCGATCTGCCCCGCCGCGCCGATCAGGCCCTCGACCGCCTGAAACACTGCCGTCCGCTTGATCTGTTTCGCCTGCATGTCCAGCCCGCGCGCGCGGCCTTCCGTCGTGCGCCGCGACATCATCACATCCAGCTCGCGATTAATCAGGCTCTCCTCGATCGCGGTGCGCGCCGATCCGGTGCCGGGCTGAAAGCCGCTTTCGGCCATCCCCATGATCTGCCGCCCCATCGCTGCCCGCGCGCTCGCGCGGATCTTCTCAACCTCGGCAACTCCGATATCCCGCTCCTCGCGCGCCTGCGCCTTCACGACGGCCGCATTCTGCCGCGCGGCCTGGTAACCGCCGACCGTCTTCACCAGCGATCCCGCGATCATCAATGGAATTGCGGCTTGCGCCATCAGCTCACCCTCTCGAAAAGCCAGTAATCTTCCGAATGCGGACCCCATGCGCGGAGCAGCGCGACGCGACTGAAGCCGACCCGCTCCAGCCAGCGCCCCTCGGCGGGCCAGGCGTCGCGGCACAGCGCCTCGATCCGGCGCCATGGCCCTGCGGCGATCTGCGCGCGCATGAACCGGATCACCGCCGCCTGCGCGCGGGCGCTGCCCGCAAACTGGCGCGAAAATATCGCCCAGGCCGTCGCCTGCACATCGGTGAAGATCTGGCCGAACCCCGCGCAGCACAGCACCGTGCCGTCGGCGGCGATCGCCGACCAGGCCGGGCCCATCGCCTGCAGCTCGACGCCGTGGCGGATATTCTGCACGGGCTCGTAAATGCCGAACTGCCCCTCGACATTCGGCTGGCGGTCGAGCGCCAGCACGTCGAGCGGCTGCAGCGGGCGGATCTCGACCTTCATTGCTCACCTATATCCAGCTTGGTCACCAGCGCCGGCATCACCCAGGGAAAGGGCGATCGATCCTCCAGCGTCACCTGCCCGCCCCGGCTATAGCCCCCGCCGATCGCCTTGGTTTCCGTCCAGTCGCTATAGAGCGACGGGCCGCTGTCCATCGGGTCGGACGCCTTGCGGTTCACCAGCCGGTCGAGCTTGCCGCCGCGATCGCCGGCCTTGACGCCAAAGCTGTCGAGCAGACTGGCGACCAGGTTGATGACGCGCTTGATGCGGCCGATCGCGGTCCCGTCGCGCAGCGGCACTTCGGGGCGCAACGTCGTGTAGCGCGCCGTATAGAGGCGACCGATCAGGACGCGGCTGCGCGCCTTGTTCAGCGTGATCGTGCCGTCGGGTGCGACGGTCATCACCGGCAGCTCGGCGCCATCGGCCAGGATCCCGACTTCCTCGCCTGCCAGATGATCGAGGCCGCTGAATACGGTCGCGGGCGGGCCGTCATAGGCGAGCGCGCTGTCGAGGTGACAGCCGTCCTGCACGGCCAGCCCGGCCTCTTCGTCCCACCAGTCGGCCAGCTGTTCATAGGATTTGGCGCCGTTGCGATCGACCAGCAGCCAGATGTCGTCGCGCGTTCCGTCGGGCGACGGGATCGACACCTGGCTAACTATTGTCGCGCCCTCGATCGCGAGCGTCGGGCACCAGCCCTTTGTGTCCTGTCCGGGATTATAGGGATGCGACGCGGCCGTGCCGTCGTTCTTCAGCATCCACAGCAGCTCCTCGGGCTCGGCCTGATAGCAAAGCTGGCGGATCCCGCCGCGCGTTATCTGCCTCGCCCACAGCGTCATATTGTCGGCGATGTAGCGATCCTGCCCGAAATCATAGGTCGCGGCGCGCAGCTTGCGCCCGCCGCGCTGCGCAAAGATCAGCTCGGCCGCGGTGCCCAGCGGCTCGACCGCCTTCGATCCGTGCCCGCTTTGCGGCACGATCTGCAGATTGTCGGCCGAAACCGGCTCGCTCGGGTTGATCGGCCCGATGGCATATTCGCCGCTCGCCGTGCCGATGATCATCGCCTGCCGGTCGGGGCGCACCCACAGCGCGCGATCGGGAATGTCCATGCGCAGGCGGATCGCCATGTCGGGCGACGCTGCGCCGCTTTCGTCGAACTCGCTGAAATCACGGTATGATGCCGAAACGCTGCCCGCCAGCTCATTGTCGCGGAACAGCCACAGCCGCCCGCGCCAGATGCAGCAAAGCTGCGGATAGCCGGCATCGGCCGAAAACAGGCTGTGCGCCCATCGGCGCGTCGGCGTGCCGGACAGCGATAACGGGATCGCGCGCTCGACGACGCCGGTCAGCGTGTTGGCGTCGGTATATCCGGTGATGCGGACGATGCCGTATCGATCGTGGCGATAGCGCCATTTGATGCCATAGGGGCCCTTGGCGTTGATGTCGGTCCCGACATTGTCGCCGTCCCACTGGTCGCCGCGAAGGTGGAACGGCGCTTCGGTCCCGGTGCGCCCCGCAGTCAGCGCTTCATAGACCCGGCCCTCGCTGCGACGCAGATTGCCGATGCTGATCCCGTCGAGGCCGGTCTGCCAGGCCATGACATCGGCAAAATCATTCGCCTCGACCAGCATATGCCCGCCGACCATGTCGGCGTTAAATCGGGCGGTGTTGGCTCCGATCGTCACCGCCCCGCCGACCGTCAGCACCCCCGAAACGGTGACCGTCAACGCATCGTCGTCGTTGATGTCGCCGAACGGGCCGCCCTTCAGCTGCTCGACGACATAGCTGAAGGCATCGGCCGCAGTGCGACGCAGCGAGGCAAAGGGATGCGCGCCATGCGCCAGATACTGGACGTCGAAGCTTTTCCAGCGCCACACCTCGGGGGCCTCGGCCGCGCTATAGGGCACCGCGACCTCGACCGGAACGCCGCCGACCGCAAGCTCGGCATTGTTGGTGATAAAGCGCACCGCGCCCTCGCTCCAGACGAGCACATAGGATTGGGTCGCATTGAAGCTATAGGGCGTCATCCACGCGGCCGACGACAACGCCGCGCCGCGATACCAGGTGCCGGGACGCTTGACGATCGCCCCCTCGACCGCCGCCGCCATGTTGCGGATCTCGGCCCCGGCGATGTTATAGATCGCCAGCGTCGGGCGCGACTGCAGCCGGCGCGACACTTCGCCCCCGTTGAAGCTGTCCTGCAGCTTGTACGCCGTGATGCCCATCAGCCGGGATAGCTGCCCGGATAGGACGGCCCTCCCTCATGCCGGGCGGTGACCCAGCTGCTGTCCATCAGGTCGACCGGCGGATTTTCGCGGCCGTCGACGCCGGTGGCCTCGCGGATCGCGGCGACATAGGCCGACCAGCAATCCTGCTTGCGCCCGCGATCGCCGGTCAGCCGGTCGCTGACCTGGAATGCCAGGCGGCAGGCGAACGCCTCGACGAACAGCGCGTCCCAATCACCGGTTTCGGCGATGCGCGCGACATAGCGGACATCGATCGGCCCGGGCGTGTCGGCGAGCAGGCGGCGACTGCCTTCGAGCGACCATTTGCGCAGCACGTCGGTATCGAGCGCGTCGATGTCGAGGCGAATGAAATCGTCGGGGAGTTGATATTGGTGGGCGAAGCCGAACGCAGGCGCCCCGGCCAGGCGCGACAGCTGGACGCGCTTCATCGCAAAGTTCCACAGGTGGCGGCGAAGCACCGCGTCGCGAACGCTGTTCCAGACGGCCTTGATCGACCGCGCGGGCTTGGTGTCGTCGTCGGGATCGATCAGCTGATCGTCCTCGCCCAGCTTCGACAATGCCAGGTTGGAAATCTCGACGCGATCCATGGCGATCTACTTCACCCCCGCCTCACCTCTTGCACGGCGAAACCGGGGCGGCTGGAGGTGTGTCAGCCGCCCCGGACGCGCCTGGAAAGGTCAGACGGCGTCGGAATAGAAGATGTCGATCACCAGAAAATCGGCGCTGTTGGGCGCCGCGGCGGCGCCGACCGTCGCGATCAGCGTCTTTTCCTCCGTGAACGGGTCGGCCGCGATGTCGGCGGCGATCCCGAACAGCGTCGGCGTATCGACCGCGGTGAACAATGCGGCAGCCCGAAACGCGGTCGCGTCTCCGGTAACGCCGATCGCCAGCGTCGCGGTTGCACCAAAGCTCGCCGACGCCGTGATGATGCCATAGGCAAAGGTCGCGCCCGGGGGCAGCTTGCCCAGCGTGATCGTGTCGCCGATCGCCTGGCCGTCATAATCGACCGTGGCGCGGATCCGCTTCAGCTTCGCCTGGTGATGGCGCCCGTCCGACTTCGAATAATTGCTCGTGCCGAGCGAGGCGGCGGTTTCGCGGGAAAAACTGTTAGCCATGATGTGCTATCCTTCCAAAAAGATTAAACCAAAGGCGGCTCATGGGGGGGACGCCGCCGAAACGGCGCCCCGCCCGGTGCGACCCAGGCCTAGCTTTCGTCGCAGGCGACGTAGCCGACCTTGCCCTCCTCGCTGCGCGTGCCGGCGACCTGCCGGCGCGCATAAACCTGCGCGGAGAAATGCTTGGTCGGCAGCTGGTCGATGCTCGAAAACATCTGCTCCCACATCACCGCATAGATGCCGCTCTTGGTATAGAAGGGCACCTTGCGGTCGTTGCTGCCGTCGAGGGTCAGCGCCGCCGCGTCTTTCAGGCGCGGATTGCCGAGCTCGATATGCACGAAGTTGAAGCCGAACAGCTTGCGCACCAGGCCGTCGCGGATTTCGGCGCCCGACGCGCCATAGTCGCGATTGACCGTTTCGATCTGCGCCAGCAGGTCGCTGTTCTGGCGCGCCGTGATCGCCATCCAGCATTCCTCTTCGTCCAGATCGACGTCGTTGGCGCGCAGGATTTCGTTCGCGGCGTTCAGCTTCTTGATCGTCAGCCCGACGTCGCCGCCGCCGCCCTCGTTGACCGGCACGACATTGTTGCTGTCGAACGGCGTCAGGATCGTGCCCTTCAGCCCGGTCTGCGCGGTGCCGAAAATGCCGCGGATGATCGCGGCATCGGTGCCGCGACCCATCGCGGCGGCACCGGCGCGCACATAGGCGCCCTCGATGTCGATGCCCGACGCCAGCTTGTCTTCCTTGTCGACCAGGTCGGCATAGACGATCGGATCGGGCATCGCGATCCAGCGGCCATCGTGCGGGGTGTCGACATATTTGGTGTCGGCGTGGCGGCTGGTCTTTTCGTAATAATCGGCCTCGCCGATCAGGTCGTCGAGCTTCATCAGCTCGCCCGATCCGTCGATCATGGTGACCGTTTTCAGCAGTCGGCTGTCCTTCTGCTGCAGCGCCAGCTTCAGGCTGTCGCGATACTTGGTGCGGTGCATCTGCGTTACGAACTGGGACATGATTGCCTCCTCAAATCTCGGGAATTTGCGAAGGGCTTGTCAGCCGTTTGGCCGGGCCTCTCTGGCGGGTGACGTCCCGTTGGACGGGGCCTTACTCATGCCCCTTAGCCCGGGCCGGGCACCGCGATCGGCGCGCTGGCTTGTCAGACAGGGGCGGCATAACGCGGCATGCCACCCCTGCTCCAAATAGTCCTAGCCCTGCGCCTCGCGTTCGCGCGCTTCGGCCGCCGCGACGACCGACAATAGATGCTCGCGGCGCGCCTTGACGTTCGGATCGGATTTCAGCTTCTCGAGGTAACCCGGCTCTTTGCCCGAGCGATCGAGCTCGGCCTGCGCCTCTTCCTTCGACATGCTGAACTTGGGACGCCCGCCAGCGTCGAGCAGGATGTCCTCGCCCATGCCCATCCCGAGCTTCGCGAACAGCGCGAGCGTCTTTTTGGTGCCCAGCCCCTGCTCGATCCCGGCGATGTCCTCGCCGGTCAGCTCGAGCAGCCGCATCGCCTTGTTGCCGGCGGCGATATGCGTGTTGAACTTGTCGCCGACCTCCGATTTATATTCGGCGACACCGGCGTCGCGCTGCTGCACCTGGGCGGCTTCATGGCTCTGCAGCACGTCGCGCATATAGGCGTTGAACGACTCGGCCATGGCGGCGAACATGCTGGCGGGGACGCCCGCCTTGAACGCGGCCTCGCGCATCACCTTCGCCAGATCCTCGTTGACCTCTTCGCCCTCGCCCAGCTTCAGGTCATATTTGTCGGCCGCGTCGGGGCGGCCGATCGCCTTGTGAAACGCCTCGATCACCTCTGGCCCGTCGCCCTCTTTCGGAAGCACGATCTTGTCGCCCGACAGGAATTTCGCCTCGAGCTCGCGATAGCTCGACACCATTGCGTCGGGATCCTTGAAACCCTTGGATTTCACCCAGTCGCGGCTCGCCGTCTGCCCTTCCCCGGGCGCCTTGTCGCTGAAGATACCGAGCCATTCGGGCGGCGCGCCGCCCTCGCCGCCGCCCTGCCCGCCCTGCTGCCCATCGGCGCCGGTGCCGGCGCCGCCGTCGGCGGCGGCTCCCTGCGCGAACAGCGCCGCGGCGCCGCCTGCAGCTGCTGCAGCTGCTGCCGCGGCGTCGCCGCCTTCGCCCCCGGCGGCCGCGGCCGCCCCTGCACCATCACTCATCGCTCACCTCCACAAATGGGGCGAGATCCTCGCCCTTCAAACCAATCATCGTCAGGATCCGCAGCGCGACTTCGCGCCGTCCCTCAAGCAGCGCGTGCGCGCGCGGATCCGCCTCGAAGGTCGACCGATCGACCCGGCAGAATTTTCGCAGGTCCGCGAGCACCTTGCGCGCCGACAGGCTAGGCGTGCCGTCATCGTCCAGAAAGACGCGCTGGTAATGGATCGCCCGGCGGGCGTTCCACGTTTTCTGCACCAGCTCGGCGACGTCGGGCGCAATCGCATCAAATGCCAAGCGCCGTCTCCTCGCCGCGCGCCGACGACAGATCCTTGACCGCCTTCGCGCCCTGCACCAGCTGCGCCAGCGCATTTTGGGCCTGCTGTTCCTGGGCACGCGCCTCGCCCTTTGCCGCAACCTCGTCGGGCGTCGACAGATAGGCCTGGCGCACCGCCAGCGATTTCGCGAGCTCGCGCGGGGCGCGCTGCCAGTTGACGACGTCGTACACCTCGGGGCCCGCGATCG